ATACTAAATGAATATCAATTGTATGTACACAACTCTAAACAACAACTCATCTATACAAAACTTAATCCGCATCAACATTTTTTATTTAAAAGAATAATACATGGATTAAAGATGTATAAACCTCAAGAAGTAGAGACTATGCACTGGGATAAGAAAAGAAGAATAACTAAGGTATGGAAGCGTGGTCAGAATGTAATAAATGAGTTTAAACAATACGTTGCTTGGCAACAAGTTAAACCTATTTTTCGTATATTTACCAAATCAGAATTAGGTAAAGAAATATATGAAATGCCTTTTCAATATTTACCTGATTATAGGAACAAAATGACTTTAAAAGAGTTAGGAATTACCTATGAAGATGTAATTATAAAGTTTATAGGTTTAGGATTGTTACCAAAAAACTATTTAAGTTTAAAATGAGACAAAAATCAAAAAAAATGCAGAAGACTGATGCAAAGTATAGTAAATTAAGAAGAATATTTCTTGATAACTATCCTATGTGTCAAGCTTCTCTGCATTGTTGTACAAGTAGATCAACAGAAGTACATCATAAAAAAGGTAGAGGTAAATATCATAATGATGTAAGTACTTGGCTATCAGTATGCAGAAGCTGTCACAATTGGATAGAGCTTAATCCAATAGAGGCAGAAGAATTAGGATTTTCAATTAAAAGAATATGAAAGAAGAAGTTAAATCAACAATATTAATAATAGCAATATTTGCATTTTATGCAGTGATGCTTATAACAATGATAACACAATGATAGAATTATTAAAATACTTAGCAAATAACTTAAAACCAGAGCAATTACTTGAAGTTGCAGATATATTAGCAAGAAATCCACAAGTGATTGATCCAGATTCATTTATACAAATGGTAAATGAAATAGAAGGCTTTGAAATGCGTGAAATTGATAAAAGTCAATATAGTGAATTAGAAAAAAGATTTAAAGAAATAGATGATATAAGAATTAAATCACAATTATATAACTTATTAAAAGATAACAACATAGGTTTAAATTAAATGGAAGTGAAAGAAATATCAAGAGATAAAGTACAACAAGATGCTTTAAATATAGCAATTAATAATAATAGAGCAACGCTCGGTATATCTATGGGTGTTGGTAAGACAAGAATTGCTATCCAACATCTTATAAAACTTTATGATCCATTTATAAGGGTTTTAGTTGTAGTTCCAAAATGGTCTGTAATGACTGCATGGATTAAAGAACTAGAACTATTAGGTAAAGAACAAATAGGAGAAGATCATATAATCTATACAACTTATTTGTCATTAAACAAAAAGAATCCAAAAGATTATGATGTAATTTATTTAGATGAATGTCATAGTTTATTAGAATCACATGAAACTTTTCTTTCTGAATTTAAAGGTAGAATACTAGGTTTAACTGGTACACCACCTAAATCCGGTGAGAAATTAAAGATGGTCAACAAGTATTGTCCTGTTAAATACACATTTAGTGTAGATGATGCAGCTGACAATGATATACTTAATGACTATCAGATCATAGTACATGAATTAGAATTATCTAGAATAAAGAATGTAAAAAAGTCTACCAAAGATGGTAGAAAATGGTATACATCAGAACTAGCTGATTATCAGTACTATACAGGTGCTTTGGGTGATGCTCAAACACCAAAACAAAGACAATTTTTATCTATAATGCGTATGAAAGCTATGATGGATTATCCAACTAAAGAAGAATATGCTAAAGGTTTAATGAGAAACATAGGTGAAAAATGTATTGTCTTTGCTAATACACAAGCACAAGCTGATAGAATGTGTAAACATAGTTTTCATTCTAAAAATAGTTCTTCAGAAGATAACTTAAAGTTATTTAGTGATGGTAGAATAGATAAACTATCTTGTGTATTACAACTAAGTGAAGGAGTTACTATACCTAATTTAAAACAAGGTATAATTATGCATGCATATGGCAATGAGCGTAAGTCAGCACAAAGAATAGGACGTTTGCTACGTCTTAATCCTAATGAGACAGCCACTTGTCATATATTATGCTATAAAAATACTCAAGATGTTAAATGGGTTAACTCCGCACTTAGTACTTTTGATAATGATAAAATTAAATTTTATAATCCTTTAAATGATTAAATATGATACAAAAATTTAAAAAATGGTTAACAGTAGGTACTGTTAGATCAAAATATAATTTATTTAAAATAGTAGTAATAGGTGAAGTTATATTAATAATAGCACTTGTATGTTTAATATGTCAAAATGTATCTTTAAAAAAAGATATTAAAAGTTTAGAAGAAATTAATTTAAAAAATTTAGACATAATAAATACAATACATGATCCTATATCAGAAGATAGTATAAATGATAGGGGTGTAATACTTGATGAAAATTATATACCACAAAGTCAAAGATGAAAAAATGTTGTCTTTGTAATCAAGAATATGAAGGGCACGGACACAATCCGTTGCCCTTATATAACTCAGAAGGAAGATGTTGCACAACATGCAACTTTACAAAAGTTCTTCCTGCACGTATAATGTTAAAAAATATTAAAAATGGGAATAATGAAGGAGGTGTACATGGAGATGATACGTAGAGATTTTCAAGGTACACCACAAGAATTTATGCAAATATGGTTTAAAGAAAATAAGAAAAATGCCAAGAAACACATACACAAAGAAAATTAATGAATGGGATCTAGATATAGAATATAATTATGTACCAGCTGAACCTTCTACACGTGACTATCCAGGTTATGGATCACACATAGAAATACATGCTGTATACTTATGGAATGAGGATATAAATGTATCAACTGATGAACAAGTTGATATGTCAGAATTTTTTTATGAGTTATGTCCAGAAACTATGAGAGAGTTAGAAATAGAGATATGTGAAGATCATGAAAATTCTTAAAGAATATGATCTGTCCAATAAAGATTTAGATGAACTAACTCGTGCAATTCAAAGTATCCAACAAGATGTTACATCTGTAAGGGAATATAATAAACAAAGATGGATTACACAGTGGTTAGACAAAAATGGACTTAAAAGATCAGAAGCTATAAATGAAATTATTAATGAACGTAAAAATGAAATGATATGATAAACGTATTAGAACTTGCAGGTATCATGATATTATGTGGTGCCTTTTTTGCTATGGGTATGTATTTTACCACTCAAGTAGGAGATTGGATTAAAAGAAGAACTAAAAATGAAGAGTAACTTCTTCTCCATATTAAAAAAGAAAGATGGTGAACTTGTTCACACTATAAAGGCTAAAGGCACTCTTTATGAAAATTGGATTAAAGAGTTACCTGAAGAAACTAAAATAGAAATATTTGCTAGTGTATCTACTGAAGATGGAACTGCTGCACAAATTGCAAAGATTCATGCTATGATTAGAGAACTAGCTAATGATATAGGATATAGTTTTGGTGAAATGAAACTACAAGTTAAAAGAAAAGCAGGACTCTGCATAAATAAGGGGGGATCAGAGTACTGCAAATCCTTTGCTAAATGTAGTAAACAAGAATTAAATCTTGTAATTCAAGAATTAATTGATATAGGTGACTTTTCAGGTATTAATC